AGTGAGGGTTGCACAAGACGTGTTGGGCAATCCAACCGATAGACCTTGTGTTGTCCTTCTTCCAAGCGAAGCCATAAGTGCCACCCATCGCCTTGATGATACCCAAGTAGTCCAGCTTCCGCAAATCCTGCTTCAGACGAATATCAGAACTAGCATAAGCTGTAACTCCACCTTTAGCAAGAATGCTATTAGGGAAGTAAGTATTCATATAAGCATCATAATCATATATATGACCAGTAGTACTAATTGTATATCTGTCAGTATTACGAGCAAATTTAGTTAAAGCTAAAGCTCTAATTTTAGCAACAATACCATTACGTAAATTAGTATTATTACTAGGATGACTAAATACAAATCTTACATAACGATGTGAATCATTACCAACACCTGCATCTATTTGACCAACACAAATATCACATTTATGTGACCATCCATACATTATTTTAGAAACACATTCTGTATAAACACCATTACTATTTCCATAATATACCTGACATTTTATATTAACTCCGTTATTTACATCAACACTTATCCAACTAAGTTCTTGATATATTTCAGCAGGAATTTTAACAGTAACCCTAAGTTGATTTTTCTTTATTTGAACAAGTTTATCAGCATCAGTATTACCAATAATATTATTAAGTCCTAAATAATAATTATTTGCGTTAACATTATCGTTTACAAGATTAAATGCATTTTCAGGACTTCCAGGATACGCATTCCAAGTAGCACCATTATCCATCGAATATTCTACTTGTATATTTCCCATAGGAATACCATTAAACATATTAGTAACATTAGCTGCAATACTACCATCCCAATTATTTAAACTAGTACCAAAAGCATTTACATCAGCAGTAGTAGCTTTTATAGCTTTAGCTGTTAATAAGCTGTTAATAGTAGTAGAACCATTAATACGAGTATCACCATTAATAGTAATACTACCACAACTAATAGCATTATTTACATTAAGAGACTTAAAACTAGCATTACCGCTTTGTGATATTTGCCAATAAGTACTACCTGCTTGACTACATATATCTTGAACTTTCACCCAATTACTATTATTACCATTACCTAAATATAAATCACCACCACTACCTCCAATTCTAGCTGCGGCATCAGGAGTTATAGTTGTAATACCTGGAAATTTAAGTGTACCATTACTTCTTTTATTAGAATAATAATTAAATACAGTTCCATCGGCTATACCTAAATATATAGCATTAGCAACAGTATCATATTTAAGACCAGCCCAATCACTATACTCCCAGTTGGTTGCTCCAAAACGAATAGCAGCACCAGTATTAAATACTACTTGGTCTTTTATAGCTGATATACGAGCATGAGTATTTACATTATTATTTAATATTATAGCTCCGTTTTCAGAATCACTATTATTTATATATATTGTTCCATTAACATTACCAGTACCATCAAAACTTTGACCCCATATCGTTCTTGCTGCCGCAAGTTTTGTTGCAGAAGCTACATTGTCAGAAGTTAACGCTAATGTACCAGAGTTCGACGGTAAATTAACTGAATTTCCATAATTACCAGTAGTTAGTAATCTAGTAGAAAAATCATGTTTACCGCTATTATCATTATGAAAGTCAATATATTTACCTACTTCCATTACTCCATCGCTTTCTATAGTAGGTATATGCCCATAGGGTGCAACATTACTACCATTAGCATGATAACCATCAACAGTATCTGCATTACCAGCACTACTAGCATAACCATTATGCAAAGCATTATATAAACTATTTGCACCTTTTTGACTAAGACTATTACCAGTAGAAGTTCCACTATAACTATCAGTAATTCCTCTCCAAGTATTTTGCCAAGTAGTAGAAACACCATTGATAGTAATAGTTTGACCACTTACAGAACCAGTAACAAAGTTCTTGTCATTAGTAAGTTGACTAAGTTTAGTAAGATTACCTTTATGATAAACTTCATATTCAGCATCATATTTACTAGTAGTTCTAACTACATTATTGCTAAAATATAATACTCCATTTACTGCACGAATACCATCATAGTTACCGTTACTTCTAAAAAATAGAATAGCTTCAGTAGGGGTCTCAGATACATCATTAGTATAAATGCTATTAACTCCAATAATATCGGAATTTCTCATATTTATACCCCATTGACCAGAACTATAATATCTATCATTAGCCATGTTAAGAATACTAACATCTTGATGACTAGTAAGATAACCTTGACTTTTAACCCAAGATTGCGTAGCATACCCATTAAGAGATTGATGACTAGTAAGATAAGTTCCTAAATCTACAGCAGCACCACCAGTAGCTGCAATAGTTTTAGTAACACCGTTAATCTTTACACTATGTGTATGACTAGTTGCCGACTTACCACTAAGAAGTGAATCTACACTACTTTTGGTATAATAGTTAGCAAGACTTTGGTGAGAAGTTAAAAATGTAGCACCTTTAGTAAATGTAATACCCTTTCCGCTTTTAGATACAGACGTGATAGCATTCCCACTTCCACTTACAGATATTGCATTAACGTAACCATCAAGTGACTGATGACTAGTTAAGAACGTACTACCTTTAACTACGCTGATAGTAGTACCATCCTTGGTGACAGACGTAACCGCATTACCGCTACCGCTGACAGAAATAGCAGTAGCACTACCACCTTCCAAGCTGGAAATACGAGAATCAAGAGCCTTGATGGAGTAGGCAGAGGCAATCTCACTCAGCGATTCTGATGTAAGCTTCAAGGCATTTGAATAACTCTTCACACTGCCGTTCAAGCCGCCACCACCCGTGGTAGATGCTCCTGCTCCGTATGCCGTGATACCACCTGTGGCATAGAGATTACCATCAATCTTGATAGCCTTGTTTGTGGAATCATACGTGAGCTTAATGCCATGGAAGGAGATTGCGCCTTCGAATGTAGCATCGCCCGATACGCCAAGTTTGGAGAATGGAGCGTTTGGCTTCAAAGACACAAGGTCGGCAACGCTCGTTCCTGCACTTCCTTCCTTCCAAGTCGGCTCGAAGAAGGTGAGGTATGCGCCAAGATTCTTCTCACTGATGATAAACGATGTAGGGTCTGCGTGAACCTTTCCGCTCACATCCCACCAGATAGCACCATTGGCAAGATAACCCGAGCCATCGAAGCGGATGAGGGAGGTTGCAGGGGTAAGATTTCCGCTATTATAGTCCTTATCCACCATCTGACCGCCCCACCATGTTGCGATACTCTTCTTTCCTCTATTCGGGTCTATTGCTCCGTTGATACCGCTCTGAACGTTTCCGTCTCCGTCTCTCAGCGCAAGGAGCGTTGTCATTACAAGACCACCGTCAACATATGTAGTCTGACCGAGCGCATCCTTGAGATACTTGTAACCTGCGAGGTCTGTGATATTCTGCTTCAAGTCACCATATATCTTGCTAGTGATATAGGCATTAGCCAAACCAAGTTTGTCATAGAATGCGCTGTATGCGGACTGAAAGTTGGTGAACTTCGTTCCCACGGCAGAGACGATAGCAGCCTTGCCGTTAGTATCAGCCTTATTGTAATTTGTAGATATATCTGAGAGATACGTAACGAGTTCCGTCTTGGCAGTAGAGAGAGTAGTGAAAGCAGTATTAAGGTCGGTGAGTTCTTTTGTACTCTTTAACACCTCTGCTCCCTTCACTTCATTGTACGACTTCTCGGCAGCTGCGAAAGCATCTTCAAGTCGCTTGGAATCCTGCGCCATTGCAGCAATCTCAGAAGGCTCTAGGTAGCCATCTTTGACGTAGCTGTCGAACGTCTTTTTGTTTTCGGTAACAGTCGTTCCGAGGGCGTTCAAGTTGCTCTGTGTCGTCTTAATCTCTTCTTGCGCCTTCTCAGCAGCTTTCTTGGCTTCCTCTGCCTTCGTGTCATCGGTATACTTGCTAGCCAATTTCCAATCGGCAATATCGAACTTTTCGCCTTCTGCCTTGGCGGTGGAACACTTCAAGATTTCGTTTTTGTAAGTGCTACCATCGTTCGGATAGGTTGCGTTCACCCACATATCGTTAACATCGTATGGGGGAACTGGCTGTAAACCGAAAATGCGTCTCTTGGTGTTGGCGGTATCTTGCGCTCCTTCAGCCTTCTTATCCGCAGCGGCTGCATCTTTGAGTGCTTGGCTTGAATCTTTGAGTGCCTTGGTCAGCTCCGTATCTGTGATGATAATCCACTTATAGGTAGAGCCATCCTTGGCAAAGCGGTATGCCTTGCCCGTCTTATTGTCATAGTAGAGGTCTCCCAAGTGGGTTTTCTTATCATTGTCGGTAGTCCACCCAATGGCAGGGGCGTTGGATAGGGTAGGAACGCCGTCATAGAACCAAGTCTCAATAGCTCCGTCTATCTGGTTTTGAAGGTCGATAATCGTCTGCGATTTCTCGATAATGGTCTCAACGGCATTCTTATCCAAGCTCTTCTCGGTGATGTACTTATCCAAGGTCTTTCCATCGTAGGTGGACTTAATATCCAAGTCTCCCTTGATGGTAACTTTCTTCGTCTCGCTATCAAACTTGACATAGGATTCACCCTCGTAGTTATTGGCACTAGTAGGTCGGTCTCCGAAGTACATATCTCCGTAGACGTGGAAGAAAGCCCTGTTAGTCTGCTTATTCACACCATATTCCACATACTCCCTATTGGCAAAGGAATAGCTCTTGATGCCGTGATAGAGGCTGATGGATGGCGAATAGGTATCTACCGCCGAGAAGATAAGGCAGTTCTGACGTTCCACATCGGTTCTATTACCGCACTGGTTGAGCACATCACCTTTAGCAGGAACATCGCTTGCCGTAGCGCAATCGGTATCAGAGAGGTCGATATAATGATATTTCTTTCCTTCCAGCTCTACAGGGTCTTCATCACGACCGATTACCAATCGCCAATAGAAGTGATTGCCAGCCTTGTGATAAGTGCCCTTGCGAACGTTGAATGATTCCGAGCGCACTTGGTCGTTAACCGCGAAGTCGTTATCTACCTCATCACCATCCTGCTCTGCTAAGAAATAGCAACGATAAGCCTTCTGTGACACATTATTGTATGTCACAGTAACCTCTTCTACCTTATGAGCCACCACGCCACCAGTAGGAGAGATTATCTCCTTACCACCGATGGTGGATGTTTTATTGATGACCAGCTCCTCGAAGATAGCCTTCATTCTTACCTCCAAGTAATCTGTGATGAGGTGTGAACGACCTTCTGCATCTGGAGTCCACGAGCCTCCGTTCTCATTGTTGGAGTTACCGACAAGCAAACCACCAAGGAACTTCTGCACCTTCTCCCAAGTGATTGTGCTCTTTGCGGTGTTATCCTGCAGCCTAGATACAAACTCCATCCTAGAACGTCTAGCAGAATAAACGTTACTATCGGATGCAGGAGTGGTATCGTTCATGCCAATTACATAGACACCTCCATCATTACCGCTTCCTGTGCCGCCTATCTGCATTCCATTCACCTTGATGGAATCAACCTTGTCTTCCAACTTACCCAACCGGCTAGTAGCTGCCTTTTCTCCTACTATGTACTGAGGATGGTCGTAAGGGATATCCAAAGGTATCTCCATTCCGATGATACGAGAGTTTCGGTAGTGCTTGCCATCCGCATCCACCTGCGCAAACATATCATTAATCAGCTTTACCTGTTCACCGAGAGGATGGTAATCGTATATTCCATCATTGTAGAACTTATCGCCATCCATCGTGCAGGTGAAGTTTGAGTTGCTGATCATGGTTTTCTGATAGTACTGCTTCGATCTATCGAACAGAGACAACTGAGCAGTAGGGATGAGGTCCGTATCTGTAATTTTGGTTGCGTCCCAGTTGAACAGAAAGTACTTATCACCAACCTTTGGGCACATAACGCCATCGGGAAGAGTTCTTCCGTAGGTATCGTTTGCCACAATCTCAAAGTAGTTAACCTTGTCGATAACCTTGAAGCTGACATCGAACTCCATACCCATGAGAGCACCGCTAGTGAACTTGATGCCTAAGGTGAGGTTACTCTTTATCCAACTCTCCTTGAAGTTATTAGTGAAAGAGTCTGTAGAAGTGACCTGCCAAAATGTCTGTGTAGTCTTCGTTCCGTCTTCGTTATCAACGGTGCTATCATAGGTCTTGATACTGCTGACCCTGCATTCAACCTTCGGATATTCTTCATCGAACATAACTACACCTTCGATAGCCTGCTTGTCATTCTTCACGACATTCACGTTCTCCAGATAGCCATCCTTGGCGTAGAAACCATCACTATCCACTTCCTTGTTAGGGAGCATGAGGTAATCAGTAGCAACACCATCGGTGGTGACGTCCGCATCGGCACCAGTGAAATATCCTTTCGGAATATTCCTATCTGAGCCGAATGCGTACAGTCTCGTGATATAAGTTGACTTGGATTCCGAATAGGACATAGACAGAACATTAACATCCTGCTCGAATGTTGTCTGCCCTTCCATTTCGCAATATCCAAGGTATATGATGGAGCCATCTATCCACCACTCGCAGTTGAGTGCGTCTTCGGAACAGATGGCGTTGAGAGCATCAAGAATACTGATGGAGCCGTACTCGATCAAGAATCTCTTCTGAACATCGAAAGCCTTGTTGTTGTAAGTAGTGTAGTCAACAGAGAACTCCTTGCCATTGTACGTAAGACCTAGCGCCTTGAGGTTGCCGAGTATAACGTTCATGTGCACGCCTACCGTAGTGGTGAGCTTGAATGAAGTTTCGTTTACTCCGTGCTGAGGGCGATACTTGCAAAGCTTATTCTTCCAAGACATATAGTAGGCATCCATCTGCATTTCGTAGTCATAGCCATCACTATCATTGTGCTTAGGGAAGTATGATGATGTAAGCTCAAAGTAGCCGAAGTCGGGAATCTCCACGGAGTCCCCAATCTCGAAATAGATAGGAGTAGCCGTAGTGAACTTCAAGATGATGTAGTGGTGGTCCATAAGCTGATATGACAGCTTAGAGCCCTCACCGAAGTCCTCTAGTGTGAAGAATACCTTGTTATTTCTCTTTATCTGAATCATAGCTTGTATATTTACTTGTTTCACCTCTGTCACTAGGGTCTGGCTCGTTGAGCTTTAGGCTGAACTTTGCCATTTCCCGAATGAACTGACTGAATTGAGTGCAGGAGAGATAGATGCACCGATACCACACATTAGGCTGAAATCGGGTGCGGATAACCAACTCTCCCTTGGCAAGAACCTCCTCGCAGAACCTAGCATAGTTCATCATGAACGTATCTGAGTCCTTGGCGGTCATATTGAACGGCAGCGTTATCTCCCTCTCATCCAATCTAGGATTGTGCTTGATAACTGACTTTCCGTCCTTTGAGCGATACTTGTTGCTGATGAACTCCTTGTTTGATGCAGGGGTCATGAGCGCACTGAGGGCGTTTTCGTCTAAGAATATGCCCCACGTAAGATAGGCATCTTTGCCATTGATATAAAGTTGACCATTAAGCATAACTATTTAATCATTAAATAACCTCATAGGCTTCGCTGAGAGCCGCTTTTGCTATTGTTGAGTATAGTTGTAAGGGCTGACAAGCGAAAAGCCTATAGAGGTCAAATATCCTTTAATCTTCTGTTCATGTCATCCAGCTTGGCTCCGAAGTCATTATATGTGAGCTTTGAATACTTCACGATGTCTTCGAGGTAGCTGTTTGTCATGATCATCATGTTTCTAATCTCCAATACTGCGCCATTGGTTGAGATACCGAGTGTAACGATGCTCTCCATCTGTGATATGGTGGTAGTCATGTTCTGAGCGATGGACTCTCCTGCAATCTGCAGGGCGGTGAAGCGACCATTCAGCTCGTCTGCGGTATCTTGCCCCATAGATGCCCATCCTCCGCTTGTTGCGGTCTGTGAGGAGGATGATGAACCAGTGTAGCCAGTCACCTTTGCCCACTCGTCACGTCTCTTCAAGCCTTCCTGGACTATATCATCGTAACGCTTATAGAAAGCATCTACATCTTCTTTGGTTAGCTTTCCGTTTTTATCCTTCATAGCCTTTGCCCAATCATCGTAGAGTTTCTTCAAGTCTCCATTGATAAGGTCTTCCATACTGAAAGAGAGAAGGGACTTCTGCATCTTTTCTGCGAAATCATCTGCCATTTCGCTAGCAAAGTCGCTACCATCCTTCTTCATGTCCATGAGGTCCGTCAAAAAGCTATCTCTCATTCCACTGAAGGAAATCTGAGTAAGGTTCTCCTTGAACTGCTCTGACAACTCTTCCAGCTTGCCCGCTTGGTCTATGTAGTCATTCAACTTCTCTGTCAGACGTCCACCATAGTTACCCTTTCCAGTGTTCTCGATATGCTCCCAGATGGCAACGTTGCCACGGAGGAGCTTCATTTCCTCTGGACTGAGGGAGAAGAGGTCGCCATTGAAGTCTGATTTGACGTTCTTCTTGATCCAATCAATCTCATCACTACCGAAGCCACCCCAATAAGCGTTCCATGAGTGGTGCGAACCGTGATAGCTTGCCTGCGCCTTTGCGATGTCGAGGTAGTTCTGATTTGTCTCCTGCTGATTCTTGTAGGCTTGCTCGTAGTATGAGGTTGCCTTGGAGCCAAAGGAATTTTCCATTGCATCAGTCAAATCCTCGATGGATTGCTGCAAGAGTGTATTTCTGTCCGTCAGTCTTTCGATGGTATCATTGACCTTCTTTGCATTTCCATCTCCACCGAACAGACTATTGAAGCCACCAAATGATAGAGTGTTGAGGATATGTGAAACGTTGTTTCCAATACTCTTCAATGGCTTCATAACGATGTCACCCGATAAAGCATCATCGAGGATGCCCGTTACTGCGCCAAAGACCGTGTCCATGAGGTTACTGATGAGTGTTCCGAAGCCATCTTTCAGAATATCGAGGATGCCGAGTATTGCGGAGATTATTTCCCCTGCCATACCGCTATCCCCTAAAGCTTTCGTCAGAGATTTGGCTGCGTCACTATCTTTACCGAGCAACCCTTGGATGCCCTTTGCTAGAGTGTTGGCAACGTCCTTCTGCATGTTGCCGCCGAAAAGCTTGTCAAGTCCTAGAATGGAGTTTCCTATGCCTTTGAGTGACCCCGATGTGAGACCCTGCAAACCATTTTCAAGCTGTTGGAACTGAGAAACTGCCTTCTGTGCAGATGTCTGCAAGTCTGATGATGCCTTCTGAACTGATGAACCAAACTCCAAAACGTTGTTAGATGCGGTAGCGAGTACGCCCTGCGCTCTAGAGAGGTTGGCTTCAGCCTTGCTGATACTTGTCTTATCACCGATCTTCTTAGCCTTAGCGAGGTCTTCCTGCGCCTTGGTAACGGTTTTCGTGGCTTCAATCTCTCGCTCCTGTGCATCAATATAGCCCTGCATGGCTGACTGATAGGAGTTGATGTCGTCCGAAACCTTCTTAAAGATGTCACTATTCCAGATGGTGGCAGAGCCTTGTAACTTGGAGATAAGTTCCTGTATAGTCTTCTGCTCATTAACATCTGTTGTGCTCTTTGAGAGCTCTTGCAGCTTCTCAATGGTAGGTTCAAGTTGGTCCTTGAACATAGCACCGAAGTCTCCGAAGACGCTTCCCCAATCGATGTTCTGTCTGATGGCATTTATCTCGATGGTTTGGAGGTCCTTCTTTCTCTGCTGCTGAAGAGAGAGCTTTTCGCCTTTCGTCTGAGCCTTGACAATCTTCTCTTCGTACTCCTCGGCAATGGCTTGCTTCTGCTGATAGAGAGAACCATACTCCTTCAAGTAGTCGCGCATAGAGGTGAGGGCTTCCCTGTTGACCTCATCAAGCTTCTTGTTATACTCTTGGGTAGCGAGCTCTCTAGCCTTGGAGAGAGCATCAGACTGAGCGGAGGTAAGGGTTGCTTTCTTGCCAGCTTCCTTGTTTTTCTTCTTGAACTCTGTTTCCTGCTTATCAATCTCAGCTTTGCGCTTGGCATAGTCGTTCTTGATTTGAGCAAGCTTCTTCTCCGTGCCTTCCTGCATGAGGGAGATAGTTTCATCTGTATTTTTCTGCTGCAAAGCCTTCAAGCGGTTGTTTAAATCCTCCTGGGCTTTGATAGTCTTGTTTTCTTCCTTGATGCGAGTCTTACGTGCCGTTGCTGCTGCCTTCGCTACCTTCCCACTTACATCACCACCTAGTTTCGAGTAGGCATCCTTGGCTGCCTTCAAGTCTTGTGTGGCGGTTTCGTATTGAGAAGCGGTGTATTTGCTCTTATTTTTCTCCATAGCAGCAACCTTCTTCCTGGCTGCATTGTATTCGCGCTGCGCCTTGTTGTAAGCTTGCTGATAGGTTTCCGTAGAACCATTGTTAGCCAACGCTTGTGCCTTCTTTTTGGCTTGGTTGAGGGATTGTTTGGCTGTGTTCCATTGAGCTTTGAAAATCAAAGGAATGGTCGTAGCGCCAGTGACCGCCCAATTCCGCTTCATCGTTAAGAGGTTGTTCAGAACCTTTGTTTTCTCAGACTCCTGCATGCGGAGATTCAGATCAGCAGGATTGTTCTTGATGTCTTCTCGAAGACCTGCTATCTCTTTCTGAGCCTTATTGATGAACGCATCCAATCTACTCTCACCTGTGGCGTAGTTGATTGTTTCGTTGGCAGCTTGCCAATCGTTGGCCAGATTGATTGCTTTGTCATAGAAGTTAAAGATTTCTTGACGTACACTTTCGTTCTCCTGTGCTTCTTGCAAGCGAACTTCGATAGGCTTTGCATTCTCGGCTGCTTGGTCTCGAAGTTGGATGATATTGGAAAGCTTTTCTTCTGCTTGATCAAGGTCTTCTTGTGCCTGTTGTAACTGACCACCTAGCAATGATGCTTGTCTTCCTCCGTTGTATGCCGCATCATCATGTAGTTGCTTGTTGAGACTTTCAACCTCTTGGCGGAACTTCTCAACTTCCTCAACAGCCTTATCGTACTTCAACTCATCCATGCTCTCGGCAACTTCCTTCTGCGTCTTAGCAAAATCGGCAGATGCTAGTTGAGCTTGTGAATATTGCTCTGTTAACTGAGGTGCGAGGTTGGAGAGTTTTTGGTAAGCTTCTGCCTTCTCGTATTCTGTAGCTGTCTCAGACTGAATTGTTCTGATAAGGCTTTCGATATTTTGCTGACGTTCCTTGACCTTGCTGTCAAACTCATCCCATGCTTCATTGGATTTCCTTACTGCCGTTTCATGTGCTGATTCGGCGGTAGCAAGCTTATACACGGCATAGGTTACTGCTGCGATGGTGGCAGCTATCCAAAAAAGAGGACTTGAGAACATAGAAGCATTCCATGCGTCCTGTGCCCTTTTGCAGAGAAGGGTGACCTGTGCCCATATTCCTTTGGCTGCGGTGTCTCTTGCGGTAGCTGCGGTATTCAAGCCTTGGGATGCGGTGTTAGCCGCATTGGCTGCGGTATTTGCTTCTGTGGCTGCGGTTGCAGCAGTTTCTCTAGCCGTTTGGAGTTGCTTTACGATGGTGTTCCTTTCGTTAACGGCAGTGTTGAGTTTGATTTCTGCTGTCTCTACCTTCTGCCCATCTGTATAGGATTGCAGGGCATCGTAAGCATCTTGTAGTGATTGAACCTCGTTGTCCTGCATTGCAAGTTTGTTCTCCAAAGTCTTCACTTCCTCTGCGGCTGCGGTGGCTGCGTCTGCCTTTGCTTTTGCCTGCGCCTGTAGTTCGGCAACGTAAGCCGCGACCTCTTCACGCTTAGATGCTACCAGCTCTGCCTGTGCTGCTGATAATTGACCTTTGGCTACTGCTTCTTCAAGGTCTGTCTTCTTTGCTTCTTCCTTCATAGGGAGCAAAGATTCAAGAGCTGACAACTCGGCTGCATATCCTGCATTTGTTGTTGCTGTGTCAAAGGCTGCTACACTAACTGCCATTGCCTTATAAAGACCGATGGCAGATGCGGCTGCAAGGATAACCTCACCTATCTCCTTCCAATGGTCGATAACCTTAGATGTGATATCCAAAGCATCATTCATCAAACCTTCTGTCTGTGTGCCGAGGTCATTGATAGCCATTTCGATGGTGTCTTGGATATTGCTTATCTGTCCAGTAATAGAGTGAGATTGCTTTTCCATCAATCCACCGAACTTACCGCCTTCATTGGTAAGGCTTTCGATAGCCTTCTTGACTTCGGGGAAACCAACCTTACCTGCTGTCACCAATTCCGAAACCTTATCCTTGGTAACTCCGAACTGCTTGGCTAGTTCCTCTGTCAAAGGAATACCGCGACCTGTAAATTGCATCAAGTCTCTTGTGAACAATCGACCTTGCACCATCGTGGTACCATAGAGCCATGTGAGGTCTTGCAGGTTTAATCCCAATCCTGCGGATACGTCACCGAGTCTTCTCATGGTATCGGTAATCTCGTTGGCTGCAAATCCGTATGCGAGAAGCTGCTTTGCGCCATTTACCACACCCTTCATGTCAAAAGGTGTAGTAGCAGCAAGGTTGGCGAGGTCCGAAATCATTCCCTTTGCCTTCTGTCCGCTACCGAGCATGGTTTCAAAGGCAATCTCAAACTGCTGAAACTCTCCTCGGACAGTACCCAGTGTGCTGATGATTTCCTTTGCCGTAAAGCCAGCGAAAGCCACCGATGCAACAGACTTGATGCGATTGAAAACATTCTCAATGCTCTGACCCTGCTGCTCGACTGCTCTTGCTGTCTGTGATACTCCATCCTGCACCCCTCGGAAGGCTTTCAGTACGGATGAATTGTCACCTGTTATGTCAAACTTGATACTTGCCATTTTTTTTATTCTGTCAATTACGTAAAGGTGCACCTCCTCACTCAAACCTTTATTCTTTACTTTGTTCTTGTTATTGAAGGAGGTTAAATTGGATTCTCTTCGCTCTGTCTGATCAGCTCCATGATGTCCTCTTTGTTATCTCCGCTGAAGACCTTCTCTGTTGCTGATGGAATGTGAGCCTTCTTTCTTTCCTCATCGGATAGATAGATGGAAGTTATCTTATCCTTCATCATAAGCGTGAGGTTGTTGTATGAGATTTCCCACAGAACATAGTCAAGGGTCCACTTGTATCTCTCGCAAGCTGCATCAATGAGAGAGCCCCAAATGGTCCTGCCACCAAAGATATACTGATTGCTGGAGTCTTTGGCTTGGTTTATCTTCTCCATACGCTCCGCTTCCTTGTCTATCCCACATTCCGTGATGATGTCGTGAAGTTTGTTGTCTGAGAGTATGGTGATGAGAAGAGTAGCTATATCATCGTTATCACAGAACTTGAAGATGATGTTTTCTCTTGCCTTCAATATGCGTGAACTGAGCATATCGGATTTCTTCTGAAGAGTGTGGTAGGCTATTATCTTACAGCAAAGACTTCGATTCTCCTCTACTACACGGAGTGCTTCAATGAGGGGATTCAGCTTTAAGTTATCATCTTTGATACCTAGCTGCTTAATCAATGGAGCAGTCAAATACATCTTGCCTAAAGTCTGAGGGTAGATAAACAAATGTCTTCTACCTACCTGTATGCCTAGAGGTGTATCTGTTAACACCATGGCTATAATAGCGCCAATTTCGATGTCATTCTTCATAAGCCAATAAAATTTGTTAGCACCCAAGGCAGGACTCGAACCTGCGTCTTTCAACCAGCTTTTTAAAGACCAACTGGATTTTATGTGACGGACTTTGGTCTCGCTCTAACCAACTGAGCTACTTGGGTAGGTTGCCGACTGATAACCCTCAATCGGCTGAAGGGTGAAAAGAAATCTTTAAACGTCACCGTCGGTTTGTCCGTTTGTTGGAACAGTTATCTCCGTTGTTGTGTCTGTAGCACCTGCAGGATGCTTGAATGTAAGAACATATTCATCAGTCTTACCCTTAGCTTTCTTGGCTGTGATGATGCGCCAACGGAACTGACAATATACGGTCTCACCCTTCTTGTTGGTGGTCTTTGCTACCTCGTCACCCTCTGGCACAAGAGCCTTGTGGGTGTACTGCATCAAAGCACCATCCGCAGATGAATATGATTCCTCTACGCTGACGGTTGAATTGCCAATATAGCAGCCAGGGTTCTCTGCATCTTCCGGCTGAACAGCGATAGCGTAGTTTCCTTCGATAAGTCCATCAATGGTAGGGAATGGCTGAGGTAAGCCCTTCTTGATGAACTCTTGATAAACGAGTTCGTAGGTGGACTTAGTTGTCTTTGAATCGACAATACCGCCACCTTCCTCCTTAGCTTCTGTTGTATCACCCTTGGTAGGGTTCAGCTGGGTAGTGTCCTCCTTTGGAGTGTCGAGCTTCTTCCAGTTGTTGGTTGCAGCACTAAGGTCACGAACATAGATGGATGGTTTTCCCCATGTTGTTACTGACATAATCTTAATCGTTTATAGTTTGATACAATAATTTGTTATTAATGATGTGCTCACTTGTGCCCTCGCAAGCTATTACCCTCTGTTCACTCATAGACAAGCGGAAATCCGACCCATGAACTGCTTCGAAGGTAGAGAAAGAGAGTTGACATAACTCACGGAGCCTTGCCGTGTTCTCTTCCTTTCGGGTATTGCCTTTCTTTGTGATAGCTTGATCTTGAACATAGATGTTTACATTCACAAAAGCTTCTTGGATTTGCGAGGTTTGATTTGCTAGCACAGAGATACAAATATCTTCCTTGCCAGTTGTACCTGTTCCATAGAATGGTCTTCCTCGCTTGCAAAGACTACCTGTTACTGCAGTCTTTAATTTTGAAGAAGAGATAATGTTGTACACATCATCCTTAATATCAATATCCGATTTCATAGCTTTATCTGATTGATTCTACTTACAGCTTTATCCACAGCGAGCTTTAGTTTACCATCAACGACGGAACGAGCCCATAACTCAGTGGATGCAAGCACATCTTTATTTTCTTTAGCTTCTACAAAGTCTGCATAGTTCATAGCCGCGACTACTACCAATGCGTAAACCTGTGAGTATTCCTTTGCTAGGTCAGCTATCATTTGTCTTCCTTCTTGTGAACCATTAGAACCATTGCCTATGGAAGCAAAGGCTGATTCTACTTGTTTCCTTCCGTAGTCAAAGATGGCATAACCGATGGAACTTCGTAGGTTTCCTGTATGGTCTATCCAACTTTCCTCTGCCGAGCGGTCTCTTATCCTTGCATTACATTCTTCTCCTAGCTTGGCATAAGCAGTGAGGATTTCTTGCTTTATTATCGCCATAGCGGACTGAAAAAAGTTATCGAGCGCAGACTGAGAGGTTGAGAGTTTTATACCCATATTTTACATTGCAGTTGATAACGATGAAAGCCGAGTACAACAAATTCCTTCACTTCGTTTCCGAAGAACTTTACACGGATTTTATCTCCGTATTCGAAATCGCGGCATGCTCTAGGAAGGTTGTAGATGGTGTAGGAATAGTTCTTTGCAGAACCATCGGGAATAGTGATAACGTTTGCCTTGCCAGCAGGAACAATATCACACTTACAATAGTTCTCCACCCATTCTTCTGAGCCTTGAACATAGTCTCCGTTATCGTCTTCATACCCATCAGTTACGTGTAGGTAATCTAGGGTATGAGCAGCGAAATCCAATACAGCCATATCTTAACCTCCTATATAAACCATCGGTTGACCCAGTGCAGGGGTTTCACCGATGGTTTTGTATAAAGCATTTATTCGTACTAGCAGCCTTTCCTTATCCTTGTCAGATAGTGTTCCAATGCTCTTGTCTGACTCGGATAAGCTTACAGCTTGTATGAGAGAGTACAGACAATCAGCAAGCGCACCTTTCCATTCCTTGGACTGAGCGACCTCGAATGTATATTCATCATCACCATTAAGCTGACGTTCTATCATCTTATTCTCCACGAATCCTAAAGGGATAGGGTAGTGGATTTCATCAATCAATGCTTGCTTTATTGTCTTCATATCAATTCAAATTAAACCTCTGGAGTGAGTTTAGAGAGAACTTCGGCTTCCTCCTCATCGCTGAGTGAGTTGAGAGCCTTAATCAGAGTCTCATCGGTTGAGTTAGCCTTCACATTGGCACCAGCAGCCTTCAAAGCAGCGATGAGGTCAGCCTTCTTATACTTCTTACCCTTGTAAGTTGTATACTGGTCGGTAGTATCGGTAGACTCGGCTTCCGTATCAACCTCCTCAGACTTGGTAGAAAGCATGTAAATCTGATCTACATCTTCGATTACTGGCAAGCAGATAGCCTGTCCTGCGGTAACCTCCTGCAAAGATGGCTCATTCTTGGAGTACTTAGAGATAAGTTTGTAGCTGTCAACGTTAGAGTACTGAACACCTGCTACTCGGTTGGTATCCTCTGCAAGGGTACCCCAAACGAAAGAGCCTACGTTGGTGTTACAGATGAAGATGATGTTATTCTCATTCCATGGCTTAACTGATTTTGGCTTTCCGTTCTTCTCGATAATCACGGTTCGGTTGATAACCTTGATGGCTGCACCGAACTCATCCTCGAATGCTTCCGAGAAAGCTGACTCCGATGGTGTCTTGAGCTTGGTATTTTCTGTATAAGTCTTACCCTCGTAGTCGGCAACAAGCTCTTTTGCCCATTGCTCCTTGCGGATTTTCTTAATCTGCGTCTTAGCGAGCATAACCTGTATGATGGTATTGTTATCGGCATTTGCCTTATCGAAGATTTTCTCGAAATCATCACGGGTAGTAACACCATTGGTTTCTGTTTTGAAGCAGTTTGCCTTAAAATATCCATAGTCAACACGGATAGCCTTACCCGAATTGTCTGCATCTTCAACGGCAATAATACCATTAGAGAGACCTGCCAAGAAGTTCATTTCGTTACGCTCTTCGAGACCGACAGAGCAAGCGACACCATCATTCATGAGCTTGTTGATGATACGAGCCTTTGCAGTTTTAGCAGCCTGTCGTGTTGATGTAGCCTGCTCAACCAAGCCTTGCGCTTGGAATGAATTGGCTCTCGCTACAATGTTCTCATACTGAGCCTTCATGATGTTGATGTTGTTGATATCAGACTCGAAAAGAATCTTCTTCATCGCAATCTTTGGCAACTTACCATTAGAGGTTGCGATTTGACCACGCTTCTTCAAAGGAATGTCTGAATCCATCTCAACGATGTCGGCAGCTACATATGTGGTCTTAGCTGATGAACCTTCCCACTTCTGATCTGGAGAATACACATCGGTAAGCATCTCCTTGTAAAGATAGGTACGCTCCTTCGGATTCTCCTTCTCCTTAACATACAAGCTAAGTTTAGGGAAAATAGCTCGGATAAACTGAATAAAAAGTGATTCGTTCATATAAACAATCTTTTAAGTTAAAAACTAGAGCACAACTTAGTCATGCTCAAAAATAAGACTTGGGAGAGCTGTCTTGATGGCGGTTCTCTGAGTTTCGTCCTTGAACTGATAAGGCATTGCCACATCATTCACGCGACCATTATCCATAATGGCAACCGCTTCACCCTTCATGCGTGAGCGAACGACAACACCAGCAAATTCTGCTTCGCTAGCCTTGTCTTTGTACTTGCCATCTTCTGTTTCAAGTGGAGAATACTCATAAACATCATCAACCTTCTTGCGGACAATGATGTGACCTGCCTGAATAACCTCATCCTTGAAGTTGGCGTAGTCGAGTGCTCTACCGCCTGTGATACCACCGAGATACTGACGGATAACCACAGCGTCCTTACCCATGTCGTAGCCTTTGGTTTTTGGCTTGTAGTCTTCTGCTACCATAATCTAATAATTTATTAGTGAAACAATAGATGATTACATCTGAGCCAGCTCCTTGACTTCATCATCAGACATTAACTTATCTTCCTCCTTTGGCTGAGGTTTGGTATCGGGAGCAGGGATTCGTCCAAGCTTTTCAAGACCCTTTTCAAGTCTTTCCTTGTTCTCTTCCTCAATATCTTCCTTCAACTCATCGAGGTAGTCCTCAAACTCCTCTTCATTCTCAAACTTCATGTGAGAGAAAGATTTAAGCCGACGCTCTCCGAACTTACCTGTGTCCTTCAGCAGTTCCCTTACCTTTGCGGTACGGCTGCTTGTGGTATTGCCCGACTTCAATGCAGTTACATCGCCTTGGAGTGTAGCAACAGCCTTCGTAAGTTCCTTGATTGCGTTGAGGGTAGCGGAGTCATCATCATCGCTATCCTTCTTGCCCTTCTTGCCCTTCCGTGACGGACTTCTACGTGCTGGATCGTCATCTGGATCTGGATCGTCATCTGGATCTGGATCGTCATCATCGGGTGCAGGATGAGCGTTTTTGTACTCTGAGACTTGGCGGTCTGCTGCGGACTGAGTTAACTGGAGTAACGGCAAGACATCATCAATTGCGTCACTAATACCTTCACTAACTTCTTCGTCAGTAGCATCATCTTTGAGTTGAAGTTTGTTGGCAACATTGGCGGCAACACCCTTTAACTCCTTACGACTGAACCCCAATGCCTTAATGTCTCGATTGGTTTTCAGTGCTTCAAGAACTTTTCTGTAATACTTGTTCATTGCTTGTTGAGTTATATTTAACAAAAAATGGTCTGCGAGCGAAATGCAGGCAGACCAAACGTAGAACTCGGTGTAAGAGCAATGTTACGAAAAGTTCTGTCACGTGCATCTTCACACGCTTTTATGGGTGCAAATATACGAAATATTATTTAATCAACAAATAGTTTTTGCAAAAAAGTGAGAAATTATTTTCATTTCAATAAACAAGGGAGAACTTCACAGCCCTCCCTTGGAAGATAAGATGCAATAAAAATGCACTTAAACGTGCAAAATATCTTCTGTGTTCAAGTTAGATTCTTTTGGTATGTAATTATGGGCTTGAGGTATTTTATCGGCTTGTAGCCTATAGTCTCCCTTTGTCGTGGTAAGAGTAATACTGATCGGACTTGCTACTGATGATAACGTGGTCCATAAAATACAATCTCATTATTTCACAAGCCTTCTGTATCTTATATGTTATCTCATCGTCAGACTTTGATGGAAAGCAGTTAGAGCTTGGATGATTGTGAACCAATGCTATTATTACGGCATTGCAGGAGATAGCTTCTTTACACACAATTCTTACGTCTATAGGAGTTTCTGATATTCCACCTTGTGACAATCGAACCATTTTGATTAACTTGAAGTTGTTATCCATACAGAACAGATAAGATTCTTCTATTTCTAAATCCTTGACGTATGGTAAAATATAGTTGTAGATGTCGAGGGAACTACCCAAATCTGTAAGTTCTTTCGACTTCTCCTTCATAAATCTTCTGCCAAGTTCGAATGCAGCGAGTATAGCGGTAGCCTTCTTTTCACCTATTCCTTTGATAGATGTAAGCTCCTGCAGTGTTCTCTTGCTTGCCTTTCTCAGTGAATGACTACCATCAAAGATTTTTCTTATTGGTTCATTACCCTGTAGCATAGGGTCTATACCGATAATTGAAGCAATAAGGTTCTCGTTACTCATATATTCTACCCCATATTCCTTTGCGTATGATGTGATAGAATCGTACTTGATAGTTCTTGCATTATCCTTCATAAGATACCTCCTCTATGTCTTTTGAATAATTGAACACAACATCAAAACTGAACCCCAATTCAGTAATGAGGTAGAAATGAATATCCTCCCAGTCCCAACTTGAAGGAATACCTTTTATCTTTTTAGACTTTTCGGCATCCATTGCTATGATAACGTTCTCTTCCATTGCTCTATCTTATTTTTAAAAGTTCATAACTTTCGTTTCATACACTATAAATCCTATCTGATCGACCACAATCAGTTTCAGATGATTTCCTCCTGGTCCATTTATATCACCATCATTCAATCCGATTTCCTCTAACGTTTCCTTGATGGCAGTTTGGTAATCTCCTATACCTTGTATTAATAAGCATAGGTCTGGTCTCTCATCAAGAAACTGGTGAAAACCATATAGGCTATATGAGCCTTTTTTGATGAGTGAGAAGAAATCTTTCCATTCATCACCACTAATCTGCGTGGTTACGGATTTAAGCTCTTCTATTGTTGTGCAGTTGCTTTCCATACGATTCCATTTAGCGTGATACAATGAAGTCTTTATCTGTAAAAGTCTGATCCTTGAATCTTTCGAACAATTCTCGGTCACTGATGAGCTCATTAGCAAATGATAACTCTCTGAATGAAAGTTTGTACCCAAACTTATCTTTCAACATTTCGATTTTGAGTTCTTCTTTCTGAAGTTCCGATAATTCATATACTGTCATATTCATTTCCTCCGATTAAACATTGTCATATCGCTGTCCAACAATTCAAATTTAATTCCTTTCTCTGTTTTCTTAGCCATCCATTTTGCTGTAACCACGCCGCCACTCCATGCTTTTATGAGAGGGAGAACCTTACAGTCCCCTACATTTATAATCTGTGTAATATACTCGCAAGCACCTTCAAAAGTGTCGAATGCGTGAAGTAATACCGTATATCTATCTGATTCTGTGTAAACGTTCATTGCTCTTATCTTTAAATTGTTATTTTATTTTTGATAGTGCAAAGGTAATCATTTTTTTGCAAATGACCAAACGTTTTGAGCATAAAGTACTTTTTGCTAACTTAGTTTAACTTATTGAAACCTAGATACTTATATCAAACTATTAATCTCGTGTATGTAAGTCTGTTTCTTAAAAATGGTATAAGTATATGGAGATAAAAAATGAACCGCTTAGAAGGCTTATATTGAAGTGTATAGTCTTTTTCTGAATTACTTTATATTAAATAAAAAAATGCACTCTAACCTCACGGTCGGAGTGCACTAAGAGCAATGAAACGTTAAAAGATACGTTTCGGCTGCAAAGTTACAAAACTTTTCTGTATCTTGCAAATTTATACTATACTATTTAACAATTGCAAATCATTGTCTTTATCGTAGTCGTATGGATAGAAGGTGTTGGCAAGGGCATCCATCTTGTCGGGAGAACGTTTCAGACGCTTCTTGATTTCGTCTTTTGGTTCCATGATGATTGAACCATCTGACTGAAACAACCAATGCACTTCGCACAATTCTTGATCCAACTCATCGTCAGGTGGGAGTGCTGCAAAGAATCCATTCTTCGGGTTGAGCCAGTCACGTATGCACCAAAACAAATAAGCCCTCATGTTAGCGAAAGAGTAGCAGCCTGTCACATCGTGCTTATTTCTTACGCCTTCCGAGAACTTGCAAGAGAATGCCGTTAAGTACTTTTGTTCTATGAGTCTTGAATATACTCCAGCACCTTCTCCTATGGTATCAATGAAGGCTTTATTCTTTGAACTCAAACTTAGGTAGTGTGCGACTTGACCTGCGACTGCCATGTGGTCCGCATGACCACCCGAATTATGACACTTGATTTCTGAAACATAGTTTCCTTGTCGTGGAACATAGCAAGACCTATCGCGCCCCATACCTGCGACATCGACACCTAGGCGTATTGGCTTATGGGTGATAAAGCCACTATCTTTAAGTTCCTTCCATCTTCTATGGGCAATCTCGCACCATTCGTATGGAATGAGGGTATCTTCTGACACCTTCGGAAACATACCGAGAACCTTAACACGAAAAAGGTCATTTGGAGTGTAATATCCACCTTCCCAAACAAAATCACCACGACCTTCATCAAACTCAGACTTTCTGATCTTCTGTGCCCATGCTGAGACCTTATCGGCTACCCATTCATAGTCAACTTGTCCAGGGATAATGTTTTTCTTGCTGACTACGTTCTCTGCGTTGAGGGATGATAATCTAAACTTCTTGAATCGGGGAGACTTCATGGAGTTGGCTGCATACCCTGTAGTAACGTTTGGGTTGAACACCAATAGCAATCGAGAGTTTCCTTGCAGGTTACCCTCGATTGCATTATAGATGGTGTCCGAGATACCCGATGCTTCAGTTACGATGAACATGGTGTTTACAGCATGGAATCCCGACCATGCCTCTGTATTGTCGGCTGAAGACTTGAAACCTGTCAGATACCATTCCTCATAATCAGTTCTGATGCCATCCGACAGCAAACGACCAGGCAGGAAGCCTGCCTTTTTGTATAGACGTGCCACTTCTGGTATCATGATATTTGTCACCTGTCTTCCTGTCGGTGCAGTAAGGGCAATCTTGGTGTTCTTTTCCAAACTGCCATCCTTGCCAAAGCGAGGAGTGAGGTATAGAAAACATAAAGCGGCTACGGCAGCGATGAAGTCCTTACCCCTTGCAGTTCCACTGGCTACCGTTGTCATTTTGTTCTTCTGAACAGAACGCAATATAGCCTTTTGCTCTTCGTCAAGTCTAGCCTTCAAGACTTCCTTGGCGAAGAGACACCAATCATTGCGCCATGCAATCATTTTTTTTATTGCTTTCTGTTCTGACATATTTTTAATTCAACAATATTCGTATTTTCTTATTTCCTTTGAGTATGGCTACCGCTGCTCTGTGGTGACCGTCAATTATATAAATGTTTCCATTACGCTGTACTCCATAAGGGACTTCATTTGAATCAAAATTAATAGATGCAATCGCCTTTAGATTATTCGCTCCTATGTATTCTTGTGTTGGGTGTATCTTATCGACCGACACATATTCGTACTTTCCTTTTGGTTTGCTAAATGACGATACAGTTTCTACGCTTGCCCTAACTTTTTCTGATTCCTCTTTTTGATATTTCTGCTTGAATATATCATTTACTTTGACAGCCATAGTACTCGTATTACCGAAAAGAGGAAAAGAAATTGCGTCTACCTTTTTGTCTATTTTGCCCCCCACATCAATCTTTCTGCTCTTTGCACTATTGGAACTATTTGTTCCTCTTGTGCCATTACTTCGTTTACCCATAAACAAACACTTTATTCGATTATTCTCATTTTAACCTTTCTCTCATGATTGAGCTTTGCGGCTACGAAACGATGATTTCCATCAACAATCATTATTCTTTCACTATTACCATCAGTGTATCTTAAAGCCTTGATACCGTCATAATTTCTTGATGACATGTATTTTGCAACATCTTGTTTATTCAAGAAATCTTGTGGCGTGTTAATGCTTGAATTTATGTCAACATATACATCTTCCCCAAGTTCTTTAAATGTTTTATCAATATCACCAACTTCTTGACTGAGGCTGTATTTCTTTCCATAGACCCTATGAAAAGAACCAATAACGGCTTCTTCGACTCCATAGGGTGTCTTTGAAATGAATTGATTTATGTTCCAATTAGGAAATCTTCTATCAAGCTCGCTCACCCCACCACTTGCCTTACGGCTCTTGCTTGCTGAAGAACTGTTTGTCCCTCTCGTTCCATTACTTCGTTTACCCATAATCTAACAATTTAATTACTAGCTATAATAAACTACTTTGAGAGCTTTGGAAAATCCTGCATGTTATCAAGCATATCTTCTATAGAGAAGTTCTTTACTTGAGTATCATACAAGGTCTTTTTCAGCTCTTGATATTTTTCTTTTGCATCAACATCAAGCATACCAATAGTATCTTTCATCTTTTCAAAAGCTTTTAACTTATTCTTGATGATGATGATTGGTGTTACATAGACGGCATTGTTCTCCTTACACCACTGCTCAATTACATTACCGCCACCATAAACGATAAATCTGAATTTGTTGCCATTTGCTACGAACTTGGCAATTTCGTATTCAAATTGCAGTTCATTTAATCGGTCTGTACACCCTCTTGTGGCGAATGATGAGTAACCCTTTGGGACACCCATCAAATTCAGCTTATAGAACTTAGGAGCCACATTTAAGTCAACAAATACACCTATCCCTTTTTCCTGCATAGCTCTCGCAAGAAAGCGCTTCTTGTAGATAGCCTGCATACCAAAAGCTATTGGAGTATCATTTGATAAGCTGAAGTTTGGCTCAATAATGCTGCCAGGGTTGTACTTCAAAATCTTCTCTGGCTTCTCATAGATTGACCGGAATCTATAATCATCAGTATAGAAGTGGAGTGTTCCCCTGCCATTCATATTAGTTGTTCTTGCCTGCTCTCCAAAGCAATAGAATGGAATTTCTATGTACTGAGGTTGCACATCAGACAACAAACATGGTATCTCCAACGGATTGTCCGTTGGGAACAAACAGTCTGGTATATACAATTCTCCGTTATACATAATTATCCTTCTTCATCATCGGGAAGCTCCTTCATTAACTTCTCGAATGGGTTTTCTACTAATCTGTTATCTACTTGCTCGACATAGCCACGCTTTTTGCCTTTGGTTTTCAGAAGGAAGATGATTGCAGTTAGATTACCTTCGTTCACCTTTTCAACCAACTTGCTTTCAGTAAAGTCAAGAATGCCTTCATCTATATCATCCAACATCTTGGCTAACTTCTCATCCTCTTTTCGCCAGTTATATAAGGCTTGACGTGTAATGCCCAAAGCTACTGCCGTAGCAGCCATATTGCCGCCCTTCTTTTCGTAAGCAGCGGCAATCTTTTTTAATTCTGTTCTTCTTACCTTTGTCATAATCAACCTTTCTAACTTGCAGATGCTATGACTGCTTTCAAAGCATCTATATACGACATATTCTTGCACAACAAAAGTGATTTCGAAAGATGGTCTAATGGTCCAAGTCCAGGAAGCAGATTGATATCTATAGGATAATATCTGCCATCTATCCCCTTACGGAAATCAATTCTTGCGTGAGATTTCAATCCTAAGTAATTGAATATAGTCCCTGCCACATTCATTAACCTGTCATCATTCATTGCAGAACAGCATTCTTTAAAACCAACTTTGCAATCTCGTGTTTGGATGCCATTGGTTTCATCGCAATCAATAGAAATCGAACACAGAAGTATATATTTTTGGTTATTAATGCAGGTTACCGTGCAATCAGATCCAGCAATATACTCCTCAACAATACTTTCCATTCCGAACTCTTCTTTAAGGTATTTCATCTGTTCCATTACCTCTTTTGGGGTACGACAGATGCTTTTCTCCGATATACCAAAGCTATCACTTCCATATCTAGGTTTAACAAAATATGTCTTACCTTCTTGTAATGATGATAAATGATATTGTTTCGGTGCTCTAATACCGCAACTACAAAGGAAACGGAAGACCTTTTCCTTATCCTTAACCAATTCGTATTTAGAGAAATCCTCTGCTGTAGTTTTTACACCTTTTGCTCGGATAGTCTTGATGAGAGATTCACTTGCGGTTCTAAGTAATGCCACATCTTCCTTTTGTAAGAAGTCTAGCTTATCGTTTTCATCTACAACAGCTAGTTTGACATTATCTTTTCCCAAGGCTTCTCTATAATATTTGAAGACGGAAGAAATTCCATAGTTCTCCATCTCTTCTTTACTTGTTATGCTCCAAATCATTTTCTTTTTCTCCTTCCTTTATTTCGATTAAACGTTCACTCGCTAACTCTAACAATTTGGCAAATGAGATACTTGGGGATTTTATGCCAAACTCCTTACCTATGTCCTGTTGAATCTTAAGCAGGGTCTTCTCGTTATCTTCTTCGGAAGCTAAAACGAGAGCATCGCTTTTGCGTGCTTGCTCACGAATGTCTCCATACAATGTGTCCAGACTAGCAAATGAACTAGGGTAGAGGATGATGGTGAATACGAAATTCTCCTGCATGGCATATACATTTATACCCTCTGTGCTTATTGGCTTAATCTCGTCAATGTTCACATGAGCAAACTTCTTGAAGTCGATAGATTGAATTGATGCAAACAACTTCTTCAAGATGCTAACATTAGCTTCACCATGAATGGAGTTGTGAGATAATTCAATAGCAATAGCTTCATCATTTGTAATCTCGCTCTCTTCTACATACAAGATGCCTAGCCTTTTATAGTGCAGTTTCTTGCATGCCCTCAAACGATGATTACCGCTGATCATGATGTATCTACCATTATTCATTTTGATACAGGTAGGCACACTACTCAATCCAGACTTAGCAATGTTGTCTGTTAGTTGGGCGAAGTCTTCACCCGACATTTCATTTGCATTGATTTCTACCTCATCTATGAGGTTTATATCAACTTTTTCGTATTTCCATCTATCTTCATTTTCCATTCTTCAACGATTTTTGATATTTCTCAATGATTTCCTTATTCGTAGGGTATATCCCAAGTATTCCTTCGTAAGCAAGATAAGATGATGTGCAGTGTTCCTTCACTTTCTTGTACACGCCACGATATTTCATGCTCACTGGCTTATGGGTATAAGCGCAGGATATAACCTTCTCGCAAAGCTTGCGCATTCTTCTGCTCAAATATCTTTGAACGCCTACAGACTGAATGCAATACAATATGAGTTTACTCAATCGAGGGATTGCGTTATTCGTGCAGAAGTCCGTTAACTGAAACAAATCATACCCCTTATGTTGAGGTAGCGTAAAACCAAATCCACCTAGGGTATATTTGTCGTATTTCACCACAAAAGCAAATTGACAGACACTACATTGGTCCACCTTCTTGATATACTTCTTTTGCAAGCAATGAAGTAAAGGTGGGTTTACCCGTTCAATCATCAGTTTGCTTGTGTCTGTAATCTCCAAATCATCGGGAGGTACAATCTCGTTGCATTCGATTCTGTATGAAGAATACGAGGTGCTTGCATTATTTTGTGCAGTTGGCTTATTGCAATAGAGGAACCTTCCTGCAGACCGTCTTTCCCCACTTGAATTATTCCACATAGCTATCTTATGCAGGTTTCTCAGATAAGGGCTGTTGCTGAAATAGTAGAAATAACTATCACTCGGAATACTTTCCACAAGATTATAGTAATCGTTCCTTGCAACAGAAAAATCTGATTTCAAGTCACTATTTTCAGAAATGAGTTTGAATGCTCTCTTCTGCTTCTTCTCTATTCTTCCGTAATTAAAGAAGATTACCTTCTTGTTCTTGATGGCTTCTTCTAGTGTTCCAACATGGAAATCACATGTAGTGAGCAATCTCATCAATCGCTCATTTGCCTTCTCGGTTTTTTCGATAGATTCCCTTGCCTTAATTTTCAACGCTTCGAAGACAGCACTATTTCTTGCCGATTCACTCATGAAATACTTTTGCAGTTTCACGGCATAAAGAGCTAGCGCAAGCTGTCTTGATGGTGTAGGATTGTTATAGTCCTCCAACCATGCAAGCTTATCCTTATATGTTAGTGATGTTTTACCATTTGCCAACATATAGAGCAGATAGCAGTAAGCATCTTGGCAATATATAGATACTTCCAACTTATCAAGGAAGAATAACTCATAGTAATACATAAAGCCATTTACTATGCAGATTTCCTTGTGTCCGTTAGCTTTTACAGCATCATACAGAGCTGAAACCATTTCAGAATTGTATGGTAAAGGCATAGTCATAAAAGCTTCTATTGCGCTATATGGATTTCCTTGATATAGGAGTGGGCATAACTCATCTGGAGTATCATATTTAAGCCCTGTAACCTCACAAAATTGCTTGTAAGATGTTATAGATTGATAATCTTCCAATTCGTGGCTTATAGCGTAATAGAATATGCGATATGCAGAATACACACAATTCATAGCTCGATAGAAATCATCAGTTGCATGAAACGTTCTAAATTCTATCGTCTTTGTCTTAAAATATGCTGAAATATTCACTGCATGACGTATGAATCCCTTCTTAGACTGATTAGTGAAGAGGGTTTGTAATTCATCAAACTTCTGAGCATTTTTTACTCCTTCGAAATATTTTTCTGTAGGAATAGGCTTTGCATTGAAGATGTTTTCATCCCAGTCTGAGATTTTCGCATATCTCTTAAAATATGGATAGCAGACATAAAAGAATAGATATACTTTCTTTAGCTGATCGACTGTCAAATCGCCTACATATATATGGACATGAGTATCTATACTCCACTTTATCTTTCCACCTGCAGCAACCATCGATTCGTATACAGAACGGAGGTCATGCAGCTCTTTTAGGCAGCAAAGATGTAGTGGAGGGGTATTCACCTCTCCACCAAACTGCTTATTGCTTGAACAATCGGTATTATCAATGCTCTCTTCCTTGCTCCAGGAGTAACCTTCGGGCAAAGTTACCTTCGCCCTTTCAAGATTGCACATTTCGATTTCAATACCGAATGTTCTGTTTCTTATGTCGCTATCTACATTCATGAAGCATATCTATTTCGTTAATAATACCTAATCTCTGAATAGTTCTTCCTGTTTTACGGAAGTCTATTCCTAAAGCTACACTTGCAAGTGTAATGAGGGATGATGTAACAGGTAACTCTAAGCCTATATGAAGGGCAATACTTTCCATCAGTACCAATCCCTCAGAAACGTCTTCTGTGATGTAACGTGAGTGAACAGATGTTGGGCTGATGGCTCTATCACTAGATTCTGAGTAACGATGCAAACTCTCTATTGGGTCTGACATATTGAAACCTCCTGCTTCAAATACGCTTGTTTTGAAAAAGCCCAAGTTTTTTAAGACTTTCATCTTTTCTTCGTCAAGTCTCATCAATAGATTGATAGTGGAGTCATTTCCTCTTGCGTATGCTTCACGATACATACAGAAATTTCCCTTTGAATATTCTATTCTCGGAATACTCATAATTGAACCTATCGTATGCAACACCATATTTGGATTGAGTAATGCAGATTCAAGCACGCAATATTTTCCTATAAAACCTTTGCTAATTCTATACAGTTTCTCCATGCAGGTATCATGATTAGAAAAGCATGCTACAGGAATAACTTCATGCCTATAACCAACACGAAAAACAACTTCGTTTGGTTTATCATCCAACTCTACTCGTCCTTCCAAATATGGACCTGTTGCTTCAACTAACATTGGTAGTTTTCTGCAATGTTTTTCAAAATAGAAAGAGGATGCGTAACTAGAGATACAGACAACAATCTGATCATTGTGAAGGTATTGATGTATACGTTCTACTAGACCCTCATAGAAGTTACTCTGAATAGTACAAAATATAACTTCTGCTTCTGCAACCTTACTGAGGTCTTTAGAAACCTCTTTGATTGCAGTTTCTATATAAGTTGATTTCTCTTTAAGAAAAACCCTTTTGCCGTTCTTGATAAGCCTATCAAAGGCATCTGATTTGTATGAAGATGTCTTTAGGAGTGTAACTTCATGACCTTTAATAGAGAGGTCTGCGGCAAAAGCTACACCCACGTTGCCCGTTCCTATAACTGCTATTTTCATGCTCTTTTATTTTAATTCTACAAAAATAGAGCGGCTAGAGGGACTCGAACCTTCGACCTTCACATTGGGAATGTGACGCTCTGACCGACTGAGCTATACCCGCAAAAGAGCGGAGAGTTGGAGCCGCACCAACGACCTCAGTGATGGTATCACTGCGCTCTGCTAACTGAGCTATCTCCGCTTATAATAACAATATTCTATACACGCAAAAATGCTCGTCTTTCCGAGCCGCCAACCCTAGTGGGTATTCCGATGGAAGAAGGGATTCCTAAAACAAGCTTTGCTCCGAGTAAACAGGATTCTTGGAAATTCCAAATTCCTCGACCTGTATTCCCAACTTTTCATTCAGCCATTTTGCCACTAGGTGGCGATGGCAAAAATCATCTGGCTTTTCGAAGCAACATAGAGCTACATCTTTTCCATTTGCCATTTTCTCTATTGCTGAGAGAAATGCTTTTGGGTCCCGATGAGCCAATATCTCAGAATTGAAACGTTGTACGTAATCTTCTTTAGATTTGGAGTTGTGAAGAATGTCCCATGATGGTGACACGTACTTGTTTGACAATCCTGTAAACCATTTCGGAGGGTAGAGGGCAATACCGATCATCATGATACCAGCTTTTGCTAACTTAGCTCCGTTTGAGAAGTATGATGTATAAATCTTCATTTCTTTTGTAACTTTTTGCAAAGATAGATAAAATTATTTAATCAACAAATAGTTTCTTGAAAAAAGTGAGAAATTATTTTCAAGCGTACATTTTCTTAAGAAATTTCTTTAGATATTCGTTATTAATATCCTTTAGCGGAGTAGGGGAGAATGAGGTATCTCGCTCTACGGTTAAGCCTAACTTTGTTGTTAGCCCCTGTAACTCGGTTAAGCTTGTGTAGCCGTACTCGCCTTCACCACTTCCATTGATAGTGATTCCGTAGGCGATATTGTTCTCTAGGTCTGCTTCCAATATGAACCAAGACCATGCACCAACACAAAGGAAGAACTTTGCTTGACAGATGGCTTCTTCCTTTTTGCCATCCTGTGAGTAGAGAGGATATTTTTCCAGTCTCTTCTTAATTTCTTTCGTAATCAGTTTCATTGCTCTATAATAGTTATATGTTTTTAATATTACTCACTTTAAGATATGCTTGTTTTATATCCATATCTTCTGTTATTCCATAACGCTTTAATTCTCTAACCTTCTTTTTGGGGAAGTAAAGACAGATGTTTCCTTTCCATCCATTAAAGTTACCTATGTTTTCTAATAACTCTTTCATTGCTCTTATCTTTTAAATTGTTATTTTATTTTTGATAGTGCAAAGGTAATCATTTTTTTGCAAATGACCAAATGTTTAGTGCTAAATATACTTTTTGCTAACTTAGTTTAACTTATTGATACTTAGATACTTAGTGTTTAGTATAGCTGTCGCATCTACTATCATCTGACCAGCATCAATTCCTAATGATTGATAGAAAGCACCATGTCCGCAAAGTGTTTCGTATGCAATTCGCATGATTCTACGTTCATCCCTTGTGAAATCATACTTAAAAGTAGAAAAGATGGAGAGTGCTCCTTTCAAATCTCCATCTTTTAGCTTTTGCACACCTTGTGCAGTTTTACTCATCTTCATAAGGCTCAATCTTTCTTGTTGTGAAATCGTCTGCTGTCAAGATGATTTCTGCCCCATTAACCATTTCTTCGACTTTATCGCATGCGTCACTGCCATTGATGGCATCAACCTCCACTACCTTTTGCAGGTATTCGGTTACTTGCACTTTAACCTTGTGAATGGCAGCTTTCTCTAGTTCCTCTATTTGAAGATTGAACACTTCTAGGAGTTCTTTGATTTCCTTTTCGATTTCCTCGAAATCAATGATGATATCCTTCAAGCGTTTGGGTGCTCCATTTATACCATGACCTTCTTTGTCACACCAGTTTAGGGCTTCACTATCTGGATCGAAGTTCTCGTAGTAATCATCGAGGTTCTTCAAAAACTCTTTCGGGTCATTGGCAAGCATTTCGATTGACATATTGAAATCTTGACCTGCAGGAGAATAACGCTGAAAGAAGATGTAGGCAAGGTCATTGCCATTATCTGTAGTATCTACAGCCCAACCTTTAACTTGTCCTATATGGATAATCAAATCTAATAACTTCTGTTCCATTGCTCTAACTTTTAAATGTCGTTATAATGAAGACCTTCACCCTCCACTAATACATGGTCTTCGTTTTCTACTAATTCTGAGAGGGATAACCAGCATCCACGATAAAGAGCCTTTTTGAGTTCTTGATAACGTGCTTCTGCAACTTCCTTATCTGTGATGAGGGATTCTTTAAGTTGGTCCTCTGTGTAGAGATACCATATCAATTTATATATCTTCATAATACTTATGTTTATTGTATGTGGGTAATCAGAAGAAAGCCATACTTTCTATTTAATGCAATATCATATTCAGTCAAATGGTCCTTGAAATAATCAAAGCAAATATGTTGCAAGCTTTCAAGTATACTTATTGTTGAAGACAGAGAATTGCTGTTTGAGCTCTCAAAACTTACTTGTTCGTTACCTTCCGTCCAATCTACCTTAAAGCTATGATTACGGAAAAAAAGACATCCAACCCTTCCATTGAAGTCTATTGATGCAGGCTTATCGCTTTCATTTTTAGCGATTAAGGAAACCATCTTTACTAAGTCTATCATATCTCAATCCTTTCTTTGAAATCTATAATTTGGGCATTCCCTTTTATTAGCTATCACAAGCAGGACAGGGAATAACAGACCATGCTTGCAACCATTACCATATTTGTCGGCTGCTTCGCAAGTTTCACAGCCATAATAGGTGTTGATGTTGAATGCGCTCATAACTAAATCTCCATTGCCACTTCAATTCCTTTCTTTGGATTCTTAGTAGCTCTGTCTAGGCAAACCTTTCCATTGAACACACCCTTGATGATAGCATAGAACTCGGTGGTATTCTCGCCATCTTTTTGTGCAGTTGGTATTTTGCCAACCCTTTCACAGACTATTCCGTTTTTAGTAAGGATGGTGTTTGTGACCATTTCTCCGTAGTAAGACTGCTCTGTGCGCTGTTGAATGACTTTACCGACTACCTTGACTTGCATACCTTTCTTGATGGCATCAATACCACCTTTTAAGCTATCCTCGTAGTTCTTCACCAGAAAGAAAGCATAAACGAACTGCTCCGAGAATGTGTAGTAGTCATTTGCTACTTTCTGCATTTCAACCTCGAATTGTGATTTAGGCTCTTTAGATAGCGCAAAATCGCAGACCTTTGTAATGTATGAGGTGTCAACCGTAAACTTCTTAGAATCTCTTATTTCCTCTAATTTGGCGATTGTTTCTGATGGGTAATAGCGACCATTTGCGTAATAGCCTTTCTTGTAAACGGGGCACTCGTCATACAGAGCCTTGCACATGGCGATCATGTCATTCTTCAAGATGGCATCCGTATATCTACTATCCTTAGGACCACCCCAAATTGGGATAAGGTCTCCATAGTCATCATCGGTGGCATATCTGATGGTGTGGTCGTATGTCTCATAAAGTTTGCGTGTAAAGTCTGAGAGGAAGTCAATGTACTTCAATCCGAACTTTTTTATGCACTCGCAACCTACTTGCAGTTCATCGCCAGTTTGTGTATTCTCGATAACGTATGCGTTGTTACACCAATGTCCACATAGGTCGCATTTGCCGTAATCAGCTCCATGCTCCTTAATCTTGAATACCAACTCCTTGGTTGTATCAGCAGGAGTAAAGGCTCCATTCTTATATGTGGCCAGCAATCTCCAATTACTTTCGTCTGGCATATTGATGGTGAGGTCACAGATGTCATGCCAATACTTACCAATGATGGTTTGACAATCTTCTACTACCGCATGACGGAATAACTTTTTTCGTGGGTTACTAATGGTGTAGTCGAAACCTTCTACATTGCGCTTAGTCTTCTCAGCGAACTTCTTAAATGCGTCAACTGACTCTGATGGAATAAACGTTTTAATCGTATTCATTGCTCTTATCTTTTAAATTGTTATTTTATTTTTGATAGTGCAAAGATAGTCATTTTTTGCGAATTGACCAAATATCAACTATCTTATTTTCAAGCACTTACAATAGTTTAACTTTTAAACTTCTTTATAGTCTGTTTGCTAACTTTTGCTAACTTTTTAATTGGACGTATTGTAGTTTGGAAAACTTTTACTATCTTTTCAGCATGAATATACAAGAATATCTAGAACAATGCTCTGTTAAGTCCGTGGACGAACTTACAGAAGAACAGGTAGTGAACTATTACAAGTGACCAGATATTTATATCGGTCAAAAATGTGCTGTTCTAAGTGCTATTAGAGATTGCAGTTACAAAGGGCGTAAGCAAGAATCTGATCATGGCATCTGTACGAAAAGCTTTGAAGACAGGTCAAGATTTCAAACTTTATTACGTAGATAACGAATCGGCTAATGGACCTCTAAATAACAAAACAGGATGAGGGTGTGTCATAAGTCTGTGACGCACCCTTTTTTTGTGTGTGTTTCTAT